AAATTTATTGGTAGAATGAGGGCTAAGTTCTCAACATTATTCTTAAAATGTCTTGAGAAACAACTAGTGTTAAAAGGTGTTGTGACTGTTGAAGACTGGAAGTCCATGTCACAACAAATTAAGTTTGATTTTGCTAAAGATAATTACTATGAAGAGTTAAAAGAGACCGATGTATTAAATTCGAGGCTTCAGGCAGCTGCACAGTTGACTCCATACATTGGTAAATACTATTCACATGGTTGGATAAGATCTAATATTTTTAAACAAAGCGATGAGGATAGGGAACAGATGGATACTCAGATTCAAGAAGAGTTGAGCAATCAAATTTACTACCCACCTCCACCGCCAGAACCTCAACAATAAATAGGAGTATAGATGGATACTACAGCAACACAGTATGAAGTGAGTGACCTAGTAAGATATGCTTACGAAGGACAGCCTGCCAAGATGCAGGACGTATTTAATGAATTGATGGCAGGTAGACTGTATGATTCCATTCAACAAAAAAAGGTTGAGGTAGCTCAGCATTTCTTTGGTCCTAAAGATCAAGAAGAAGAACAAGAACAACAACCAGAAGACGACTTTGACTACGAGGAAGTAACAGATGGCAAAAACTCTTAAACAGGTTTTGGAGATATATGCTCCAAAGTCCAAAGATGAAAAAAAGTTCATGGACAAGCACATTGTTGCTAAGTCTAAGCTAGACGATCGTGGTACTCAAGACGATAAGTTGTTCAAAGCAACAAACATTAAAACAGTTAATCGTGAAACAGAGCACGGTTACAATCCTGGAAATGATGAGAAGGTTTATGAGGAAGTAAAAGAATTACATCCTAAGGCTCTTCATGTTAAAGACATGGGTCAAGGTAAGTATAAAGTACATGCTGTTGGTAAAGGTCTTGCAGGTGGTATCAAAGTAGGTGAACATCTTTCTGATTCGGAGCTGGATGATGCTGATGAGATGGGTGCTAAGATTAAGATGATTGAAGAAGGTAAAAATGAATCCAGAAAAGAATTTGTTGAACGTCAGAAAAGATTAGCTTCAGCTAGCAATGAAACTGCAAAAGATCCAGAACGACTTAAAAGAGTATCAAAGCTTCCTGGGTATACTGCTGCAATGGATTTGGCTAGAAAAGTTGCTGAAGAAGTTGAAGACATTGTGGAAGGTGAAGTTGCAGCTAAACAATTCCAATACTACCACAATGAGTCTTCAAAACTTTTAAAGGGTATTCAAAAAGGCTTGTCGGATCATTACGATAATGTCACAAGCAAGAAGAATTACAATCAAGGCGAGCCACACTGGGGGCATGTTGGCGATATCAAAGACATGCATAGATCACTTCAAGATTTACATGATCGTATTCTTCAAACTGGTGAATATGAAAAGCCGGTTGTGATGAAGTCAATGAAAGAAGAAGCAGAACAGTTGACAGAAGACGAAGAACTAACTCAATTACTTAATACAATTTACGAAAATTTATCTGATGAAAACAAAGAGATCTTCGAACAGATCCTTGAAGAAGACCCAGATCAGATGATTGAATTTTTAGAACAACTGGAGCTACAAGATGGCGAGTAGAACATTAATTAATCAAAAGGGCGGTAGGTTTGTGGTCCTTTTCACATCTAATACTACACTTGAGGTAGCAGCTGCTAACACTGCTATAGCGGGTGAAACAGTAACCGGTCTCCACATCAACCAAGTATGGTACGGATTAGATAGTGGTTTTTGGAAAATAGCACGTGGAGCTAATAATGTACTTTTTGCTGAAACATCTGTCTACTTAGATTTTGCAGGCAACGGAGCAGCTATACAAGTTGATCCATCAGCTAATGTTGTAGTTAATTGTACATCAGCCAACAGTACACTTATTATTGACTTCCAAAAAGTGTCAACGTTTACTAGCGAGTATTAAGAGGACTAAAATGAAACTAATGTGCGAAGTCAATGAGAGTGTAAACTTTCTCGTAGAAGAAAAAGAAGGTAAGCAGCACTTCTTCATTGAAGGTATCTTCATGCAAGCTGACTTACCTAACCGAAACGGTAGAATGTATCGTGGTGAAATTCTTGAAAGAGAAGTTAACAGATACAATACAGAGTATGTTAAAGAGAACAGAGCGTTTGGCGAACTAGGTCATCCTTCTGGTCCTAACATCAATCTTGAACGCGTTTCGCACATGACACAAAAGCTGGTAAGAGAAGGTTCTAACTTTGTTGGTAAGGCAAAGATTATGGATACTCCTTATGGTCAAATTGTTAAAAACCTTATGAGTGAAGGTGCAAAGCTCGGCGTATCTTCAAGAGGTATGGGCTCTCTTGTTGCTAATAGCAAGGGTATCAATGAAGTACAAGATGACTTTCATCTAGCTACTGCTGCTGATATTGTTGCTGATCCTTCTGCTCCTGATGCCTTTGTTAGAGGTATTATGGAAGGTGTTGAGTGGGTTTGGGATAACGGTATTCTAAAGGCACAGCGTCTTGAAGAAATAAAGAAAACTATTCAAAAGACTTCTAGTCGCAATCTCGAAGAACAGAAGATTAAAGTGTTTGCAGATTTCCTTCGCTCACTGTAAGAATTTAAAATATAAATACTAAAAGAACATTTAAGGAGTTATAAATGGCAACAAGAAAACAATTAGACGAACTTCATGGATCAGTAGGTGGTGGCGCCACTGGGGTTTCTATGGTTCCAGATGCTACTACAAAGAAAACAACACTGCCTAATTCAAAAAGCCAAGGCGACATGAATCCTCAGTCAGTAGCTGGTGATCAGGAAGAAACTGACCCACAAAACAACACAGCTCCTACAGGGGATATGTCTGCTCAAAATAAAGCATCAATTGCAATGAAGGGCGCAGCAATGAAAGAACACATCGACGCTATGTTTAATGGTGAAGATCTTTCCGAAGACTTTAAAGAAAAAGCATCTACAATTTTTGAAGCTGCTATTCAATCTCGTCTTTCAGAAGAAATTGCTGAACTTGAAGAGCAATATTCTACAAAGCTAGAAGAAGCTCTTGAAGAAGTTTCAGCTGAAATGACATCTAAGTTAGATGACTACTTGGACTACTGTGTTGAACAGTGGATGAAAGAGAATGAAGTAGCTATCGAGCACTCACTAAGAACAGAAATTACAGAAGAATTCATGGATGGCATGAAAAGATTGTTTGCAGAAAACTATATTGAAATTCCAGAAGACAAGTTAAATGTATTGGAAGAGCTTACAGCAACAGTCGAACAGTTGGAAGATAAACTTAATGCTCAAATCAATGAGAACATTGAGTTGTCAAAATCTATCAGTGAATACTCGAAGCATGAAATCTTTGATGAAGTTGCAGAAGGTCTAGTTATGACACAAGTTGAGAAACTTCGTCAGCTAGCAGAGGGTATTGATTTTGACGGAACAGACAATTATAAAAGAAAGTTGGTTCTGGTTAAAGAAAACTATTTCCCAGCAAAACCAGCAGCTCAAGACATGAGAGAAGAAGAAGCAGCGATTGGTAATAATGATCTAAACGAGGAATCACAAGTTTCTTTCCAAGATCCTTCTATGAAACGTTATTTTAATTCAATCGCGCGTAACTCAAAAGTATAAATAAAATCATATTAACCCTCTAAGGAGAACCAAATGAACTTACAAGAAGACATCCAAAGAAAGTGGGAGCCAATCCTATCTCACCCAGACTTGGCCCCTATTAAAGACATCCACCGTAGAAGCGTCACAGCTGTTGTTCTAGAGAACACAGAAAAAGCTCTTCGCGAAGCTAATCACTATGTTCCACAGACATTGACAGAAGCTGCTCCAGCTAATGCAACAGGTGGTGACATTGATACGTTTGATCCAGTTTTAATTAGCTTGGTTCGTCGTGCAATGCCTAACTTGATTGCTTATGATATCTGTGGTGTTCAGCCAATGACTGGCCCAACAGGCTTAATCTTTGCAATGCGTTCTAGATACAGTACACAAACTGGTACAGAAAATTTCTACAACGAATCTAACACAACACAATCTTCTATTGCTATAGGTAACTCATCTGTTAACCTTCCAGGCGCTCGTCAAGTTGGTACATTCCCAGGTAACACTACAACAGGTACGGCAAACTTAGCAGAGTCTAACACATACAACTATGTTTCAGGCATGTCTACTGCACAAGGAGAAGCACTTGGTTCTTCTGGCAACGTAGCATTTGCTGAGATGGCATTCTCTATTGAGAAAGTTACCGTTACAGCTAAGTCACGTGCTTTGAAGGCAGAGTACTCAATGGAACTTGCTCAAGACTTGAAAGCAATCCATGGTCTAGACGCAGAGACAGAATTGTCTAACATTCTTTCTGCTGAAATTCTTGCTGAAATCAACCGTGAAGTTGTTCGTACAATCAACGTAACTGCTACTCGTGGCGCTACAGAGA